ATGAACGCACAGGACAGATACAACAGCGAGAGATATCCGGACATGACCTGCTTTCTCGCTTTGAGGAATATCGAAAGAAACGAAAGAAAGGAACGGAGATACCGCATGAAGGAAAACTGGATTTACCGCAGGGGCGACGTGTACCTTGCCAACCTCGACCCCTACATAGGCTCCGAGCAGGGCGGCACCCGCCCTGTGGTCGTCCTGCAAAACAACACCGGCAACTACTACTGCCCCACGCTGATCGTCGCGCCCATCACGTCCAAGGCCGGCAAGAAGCCGTCCCAGCCCACCCACTACTACGCAGAGCGCATCCACGGGCTGGAGCTTCCCGGCATGGTGCTGCTGGAGCAGATCAAGACCATCGATAAGCGGCGCGTGAAGAAGTACCTGGGCAGGATGACCCGGCAGCAAATGGATGAGATTGGGGAAGCCATCGAGGAAGCCCTCGGGTTGTATGTCCCCGAAGAAATGGAGGCCCCGTAATGAATCCCGTACTGACCATCGACCCGGAGTTCGAAGCGAAATGCCCGCCGCTGACAGATGACGAGCTTTCGCAGCTCGAAGAAAACATCCTTGAGGAAGGGCTGGTGCTCATGCCTCTCATCGTCTGGAACGATGCGATTGTGGACGGTCACAACCGCTACCGCATCGCGCAGGCGCATCCGGGCATCGGGTTCCGTACCCATGAAAAGCAGTTCAGCAACCGCTACGAGGCCCTTTCCTGGATTTGCAAGAACCAGCTCGGACGGCGAAATCTTACGCCGCAGCAGAAGAAATACCTGATTGGACAGCGATACAAGGCAGAGAAACAAATACACGGCGGCGATAGAAAAAGCGAGCAGGCAAAATCAAGTTCCCAAAATGGGAACTTGATTTCTCCGCTTAAAACTTGTGACCGCATCGCAGAGGAAACTAATACCAGCAAAAACTATGTAATTCGTGCAGAGCACTTTTCGGATGGAATTGACGCTGCCGAGGAAGTCCTTCCCGGCATCAAGAATGACCTGTTGCTGGGCAAATACAAGCCCCGCGAGACCGACGTTGCAGCTATCGCCAAGGCTGCCCCCGAGGAGCGCCGGGAAAAAGCGGAACATCTCAGGGCGATCCCGGAAAAGAAGCCCAAGGCAGATAAGGAGTCTGTCCGGAGCGGCACAAAGCGCCAGCAAGAGGCTTATGCGACTATCGACAAAAGCTACGAGGATATGAAGGACTCCAAGCGCGTCACGGAGGATTCGGCACTGGTAAGCCTGCGCTATACGGCGCGGAACATGGTCGAAACCTGCGACGTGCTTTTTACGAACTTCCCCGGTCTATTGGAAAAGCCGGACTACAAAGATCAGGTCATTGAAATCATGCAGGAGCCAAAACAATACATTCTCAAATTGGAAGGAGAAACAGACAATGAACAGCATTAAGACACTCTACAAGCTGATGGAGGTCAGCAGCCGGGATTTGGAGATTCCCGATGCGTACCAGCGCAAGCTGAACACCGAGCGTGTGGCAAAGATCGTGGCCGGGTTCAATGAGCGTATCGCCAACGAACCGAAGGTTAGCTTTCGTGACGGTCACTATTATGTGTTTGACGGGCAACATACTATTGTGGCGCGCAAGCACATGAACGGCAACAACGACCTGCCGATTCTCTGCAAGGTGTACTATGGCATGACAGAACAGGATGAAGCGCTGCTGTTTGCCATGCAGACAGGCGATTCTGCGGCTCTTACCCCCAGCGCCAGGCTCCGCGCCAATCTTCGCGGAGAGGATAAGGCGTCAGGCGAGTTCTATGCCGCCACCGAGGAAGCGGGGCTGCATGTGGGCTTTGAGCGCGGTGGAGGCGTCGGGCGCATCATCTGCATCAACACCGCCTTTGCGGAGTTCAGGCGCGCCGGAGCGGAGCTTTACAAGGAAGCGCTCACCATCCTGCTGGAAGCCTGGGGCGGCGACCCCGATTCCCTCCGAGCCGAGGTGATTCAGGGCATCGTCCACTTCGTGGAGCTGTACAACGGCGAGTACGACCGGGAGCGGCTCATTTACAGCCTCCGCGCCTACGAGCCCAAGTTTATTTACGCGGCGGGCAAGGCGGAAAAGGAGCTGCGGGGCGTAAAGCGCTACGTCAACCTGTTCTACCGCATCTACAACGGCAGGCGCAAGCACGATATTCTTCCCATGAAGTTTTAAGTGCATATTACACGGGCGGGCAGGAGCGGCTATCACCCTCCTGCCCTTTTACTAAGCTGAAAGAGAGGTATCTATGCTTCGACCTGAAACAAATATACGAAATATAGACAGATCGGCGCTCAAGCAGCGAAGCAGCGTGAAAATTCCCAAAGACGCCCCGCGTCATGAGCGCATGGCGGAGTTGATGCGTCAGATCGACCCTTATTGCTATCTTGACGGTGATGTGGTCGTCATCTCCCGTTTTGCCGATACCGACGTTTCCATCACCGATTGCTGTAAGGCTTACCTTGCCGGATTATGACCGGTGACATCATTGCGAAGAAAAGAGGTGGTGCGTAGAATTTACTTGAAAGACGAGGTGAACCCAAATGAACAAGAAGGTATACAGAACTGCAATTTATGCCCGGCTGTCCCGCGATGACGGGGACAAAGCCGAGAGCAACTCCATCATCAGCCAAAAGCTGTTCTGCCGCGAATACATTGAGCAGCACAGTGAGCTGGAGCTGGTGGATACCTTTGCCGATGACGGGCAGAGCGGCGTCAGCTTCGACCGCCCGGAGTTCCGCCGCATGGAACAGGCGATTCGTGACGGAAAGATAGATTGTATCGTCTGCCGTGATTTGAGCCGGTTCTCACGAAACTACATCGAAGCCGGGCGGTATCTCGAAAAGATATTTCCGCAGCTCAATATCCGCTTTATCGCCATCAACGATTCTTACGATAACGCCAACGGCAACATACAGTCGGATTCATTTATCGTGCCGTTCAAAAACCTTATTAACGACACCTACTGCAAAGATATTTCCGTCAAAATCCGCAGCAGCCTGGATGTAAAGCGGCGCAAGGGCGAATATGTGGGAGCCTTTACGCCATACGGCTATCGCAAGGACGAGAACAACAGGAATCAGCTTGTGGTGGACGAGTATGCGGGTGAAATCGTGCGCTTTATCTTTACCATGTACAAGGACGGCATCAGCATCGGTGCTATCGCAGACAGACTCAACAGCATGGGCGTTCTCTCCCCGATGGAATACAAGCGTTCTCAGGGCAGTAACTTTGAGAGCGTATTCAAAGCCCATGAAACAGCCCTGTGGTCTTATCTTGCCGTCAGGCGGATTCTCACCGCGCAGGTGTATATCGGGGATTTGATACAGGGCAAAACAGGCACACCCAACTACAAGGTGAGAAAGCTCATGAAAAAAGACCCATCGGAATGGATCGTTGTTGAAGATGCGCATGAGCCGCTGATCTCCCACAGTGACTTTTCCGCCGTTCAGACCATGCTTGCGCGTGACCGCCGCGCCTGCGGCGATCCGGAAAACGCGGGTCTATTCTCCGGCTTTCTGTTTTGCGGCGACTGCGGGCAATCAATGGTGCGAAAGATCGTCCCTTCCGCAAAAAAGAAGTACGTCTACTATGTGTGCGCCGCTTCCAAGACCGGCGGTTGCAGCACCCACAGCATCAGTGAAGCGAAGCTGACGAAAGCCGTGTTTCACGCCATTCACGATCAGATTGAAATTGTGCTGGAGCTTGAAAAAGCGCTGGACTATATAGACCGTCTTCCGTCAATAGACAGGAAAGCCCTCACCCATGAAGCGCAGATCACCAAGCTTGAGGAAGAAATAGAACGCTGCCAAAGATTGAAGCTCCGGCTCTATGAGGATTTGGCAGACGGCATCATAGATAAGGCAGAGTATTCCGAGTTCCGGGAGAGCTATACCAAGGCGATTGCACAAAAGAAAGAGGCACTGAGCCGTGTGCGCCGCGAATACAAGGATACGCTGGCAAACGGTATCACGGAGCGGAATTGGGTCACTCTTTTCAGGGAATACGAAAACATCGACGAGCTGAACCGCCGCGTACTCATGGCACTGGTGGATAAGATCGTCATCCATGAAAATCATGTGATTGAAATTCTCTACAAATACCGTGATGAGTACAAACACGCCAAAGAGTATGCGGACAGCTTCGATGAAGAGCGCAGCGCCGCGATGTAAAGGAGGGGGATAAAAATGGCGCGAACCAGCAGAAAAAAGATAACAGCGAACCCAGTACAGGCGGTATCGCCGTCGCAGATCTTTCCTACGGCTATTTACGCACGACTGTCCGTTGAGAACAGCGGCAAAGACGATGAGGGCGCGGCTCTTGAAAATCAGATTGCGGTCTGCGAGGAGTATATAAAGGCTTGCCCGCATCTGGAGCTGATTGAGACGTATTCGGATAACGGGCGAACGGGTACTGTCTTCGATAGACCGGCGTTCAACCGCCTGATGGGTGACATACGCTGCGGCAGGATAAAATGCATAGTAGTCCGTGATCTCAGCCGCTTTGGGCGTGACTATGTGGAGACCGGCACCTATATAGAGCGTATATTTCCGCAGCTTGATGTGCGTTTTATATCAATCAAGGAAAATTTCGACACTTTTGCCACCGACGGTTCAAACGAATCTCTGATGATCCCGCTGCAAAACCTCATAAATGATCTCTATTCAAAGGACATATCCCGCAAGGTGTTTACGGCATTGCACATACAGATGGAAAACGGAGAATTCCGCTGGCGCAAGCTCCCCTACGGATATATGTGGAATGAGGACAGAACAAATATCATTCCCAACGAAGCTACCGCGCCGTTTGTTCGCAGCATTTTTGCGTGGAAGCTGGAAGGTCTGTCAATCCCGCAGATTCTGGACAGACTGGAAGCAGCCAATGCGCCCATCCCCGAAACGCTGCAAAGAGTGGACAACAACATGGATGGCGTAAACACGGTATGCTGGTCAAAAAGCACTATATTCAGCATTTTGAAAAACCCCGCATACGCCGGAGACTTTGCCGTTGGCAGGAGCAGAAAGGCAATCTATGCAGGAATAAAGGAAACGCAGATCAAAAACCCCGAAGAATGGTATATCACATCGGACGCTCACGAGGGGCTTGTTTCCAGGGAAACCTTTCAGGCGGTACAACTCATGCTGGAGCAGGCGTCGGATGAACGGAAAAAGAAGATGGAAAAGAGCAAAGCAATCCGCGAATCGCTGATTGACCTCTTTGACGGCAGGATATTCTGCGCTGATTGTCAGCAGAGGATGTACTTTCATCGGCATAAGATTGACAAGGACAAGCGCGGACGCTGGTTGGCATACTATGAGTGCAGTACCTATACGGGCAGACGAGCTGTGCGCTGCACGGCGCACAGAACGCGCTCCGAACTCATAGAGGAAAAGGTTCTCAGGGCGTTACAGCTTCATATACAGGCAGCGCTGGACTATGAATTGCTTATCTCCAAGCTGAACGAGAGCAAATCCGACAGAAAGATACGAAATGAGTTCGATAAAAGCATTCAAAGCGTGACGCTGAAGCTGAGAGCCGTTTCACAGAAGCGGGCGCGGCTTTACGAGGACTTTGCGGATGGCATTTTGTCCGAAGAGGAATATGCCTACGCCAAGACGTCTTTCGACGGACGGTGGGAGGCATTGAACCGCCAGCTTGATGAGCTGACAGCAAGGAGAACCAAGTACAGCGAAACCATGTCCGGAGAGAACCGCTGGATAAAGCAGATGAAGAGCGTGGAGGTAACGGACACGCTGACGCAGGCTATCGTGGACGCGACAATAGAAAAAGTGTTCATCCATGAAAATAAGACTGTTGAAATCATTTTCAAATATCACGACATTTTCAAGCAAACAGAGCGGTATCTGGAAGAGCTTGGCGCAAAGGAGGGCGAAGCAACATGAAGGAATACAATATAGCAATCTATATCCGGCTCTCCATTGCCGACGAGGATGCCGGAACATCCAAGGCAGAGAGCGACAGCATAGGTAATCAGCGCAGTCTCATCAACCGCTTCCTGGATCGCCATCCCGCTCTCTCGAAATGCCCACGGTCTGAGTTTTGTGACGATGGATTTACCGGTACGAATACCGACCGTCCTGCCTTTACGGATATGATGAAACGTGTCAAAAAGGGCGAGTTCAATCTGATATGCGTAAAAGATTTTTCCCGCTTTTCGAGGGATTATATCGAGATTGGCGACAGCCTAGAATGCCTGTTTCCGTTTCTCGGGGTGCGTTTCATTTCTGTCAACGACAACTACGACAGCGACAATTATATAGGCACGACGGGCGGGTTGGATGTTGTCATGCGGAACATTGTCTACGCCGCTTACAGCAAAGACCTATCTGTGAAAACGACAACGGCAAAAATACAGCTTATGAAGCAGGGTAAATTTGTGGGCGGCTACGCGCCCTACGGGTATGTACTGCATCCGACGATCCGAAACAAGCTTGCCATCGACCCGGAAGCGGCGGAAGTAGTCAGAAAGATATTTCTGCTTGCCATAGACGGAAACACGCCCACGGAGATAGCGATACGGCTCAACGACGAGGGAATCCCTACGCCTGGGCAGTATTTCATAGAGCGCCACCCTGACACGAAGAAATACCGGCGCTCTTCCGACAAACTGAACTGGTCTCACGCCATGGTATATAGGACACTGACCAAGCTGGTTTATACCGGCTGTGCTGTCGGGCATGAACGCAGGACTGTTGCTCCACTTTCCCGCAAGACGGTAAAGCAGGACATTGAAAAGCAGTTTATCGTGGAGAACATGCACGAAGCCATAGTGAGCCGCGAGGAATACGACCAGGCGCAGGCTGTCATCCGGAAAACAGGTCGTTCACCGTCAAAGGCGTCATACTATCCACTGCGCTCCCTCGTCCGCTGCGGCAACTGCGGAAGGTGCATGACTTTTTTGAAAAACAAGAAAGGCTTCCACTGTACTTACGGCAGAACCGACAGGAACAGCGCGTGTCCCACAGAAGCCATCCATACGGCGGCGGATATCGAGCAGCGCATCTACGACGCCATTATGCTTTTCTTAAAGGCTGCTGGCGAGAAGGGAAATCTGTCTGATAAGCTCCTGAAAAAGAAGAAATCAGAGATACAGAAGAACATGGATATGCTGACGGATTTTCAAAAGCAGTGCGGGAAACTGAAAAAACAGAAGCTGAAAAGCTATGAGGAGTATTCCGGCGGCGCCATCACAAAGCAAGCCTATCTTGATGAAAAGCGCATCATAGACGAAAAGCTCCGTACTATCGAGAATAGCATCGACGCCGCAAAACAGCGCATTGCAGATCTTGAATCTTTGGAAGAGTCTGAACCGCAGACTTCACAGTTTGATCGGTTCCTTAACGAGCCGAGCCTGACCTATGAGATGGCACACGCTTTTGTGGAAGCTGTTTATATCTACCCTGACGGCACGAATGAAATATGCTGGAAGTTCAAGGACTTCACTGAAGGCAATCTGACAGGCATAAATCAGACGTGATTGTAACCGAGAAATCCCGGGCTTACAACCTGGGATTTTCTCTCGGAAGCGATATATTTTTTTAGTCTTTTGATTACACAAGCAGATATGTCCCGGCTTGGCAGAGATTATCTCGGTGTTGGATACTACACAGACACCTTCTTCCCGGAACACAATATCCGTTTCATTGCGGTGAATGACTGCGTAGACAGCGATGACGGCGAAAATGAGCTTGCCCCATTTCGAAATGTGATGAACGAGATGTACGCCCGGGACATCAGCCGCAAGGTGCGGTCTGCCCATCGTATCCGGGGCAATTCCGGCGAACCGCTGGGCCAGCCGCCCTACGGCTACGGGAAAGACCCGCTGAACAAAAAGCACTGGATCATTGACCCGGAGGCCGCTCAGGTGGTGCGGGACATTTTTCGTATACGTCTGGAGGGTAAGGGCAACGACACCATTGCCCGCATTTTACAGGAAAATGGGATTCTCAACTGCACGGCGTACTGGCACGAAAAAGGCATCGGCAGGGGCGGCAAAAAGACGCAGCCAAACCCTTACCGATGGAAAAACAGCACCATTCGTAAAATCCTGACCCAGCAGGAATACTGCGGCGATGTGATCAATTTCAAGACCTACTCTAAATCCTTCAAGGATAAGACCCGCATCGATAACCCGGAAGAAAACTGGGTCATCTTCAAGGATGTTCACGAGCCGATTGTCGACCGGGACACCTTTGAGCAGGTACAAAAGAAGATCATCAAGCGGACAAAGCGCCGTGCGCCGAAATCGGAGAATGGCGAAAAGAGCATCTTTTCTGATTTGCTGTACTGCGCCAACTGCGGTCGCAAGCTGTGGTATCACGTCAACACCATCAATAAGAATATATGCTTTTTCTCCTACTCCAACTATGTAAAAGACTACCGTGGCAGTTGCCCGACCCGGCACAATGTGCGGACGGACGCTATCGAGCAGGTGGTAAAACTGGAGCTACAACGAATGGCGCAATTTCTGCGGGACGACGAGCCAATGTTCGCCGACCTTCTGGAACGCAAGTCCAACCGGGAAATCGCAGAGGAAAAGAAGCACCTTGAGGGAGAGCTGCAAAAGGCACGGATGCGAACAGAAACCGTGTCCCGACTCTACAAAAAGGCCTTTGAAAAGAATGCGGAAGGGCTTCTTTCCGACGAGGGCTTCCTGCAAATTACCCACGAATACGATGTAGAGCAGCTTGCCTTGAAAGCGAAGATCCCACAGCTCCGGGAGCAAATTGCGGAGGCGGAGCGGCAAGCGGCCAATAAGGACAAGTTTATCGCTGCCATCCGAAAGTTTATGCAGATGGACGAGCTGACCGCACCGCTGCTGCGGGAGCTTATTGACCATATCGAGGTGTACGAAACGCAGGGTGTCGGAAAAAGTAGAACACAGCGAATCGCAATTCACTACCGCTTTGTGGGGTACATCGACATCCCGGCAGCGCCTCTGACAAGCCATTATATCTCCGAAACGAGACAGGGCGTGGCCGTGGAATATATCCCCGCATAACGAAGGAGAGCAGGCAAAATGCCTGCTCTCCAAAAGAAGCATAAAAAATCGAGTGTTCATAACATCAAATCCGTTATGAACACTCGCCATGGTGCGGGAAACAGGACTTGAACCTGCATGAAGTTGCCCCCATACGGACCTGAACCGTACGCGTCTGCCAATTCCGCCATTCCCGCAAAATAAAAAAAATGGTGGACGGGGATGGATTCGAACCATCGTAGTCTGTGACAACGGATTTACAGTCCGCTCCCTTTGGCCGCTCGGGAACCCGTCCATATAAGTTGCAAATTGGTGGAGCTGGTGATGGGACTCGAACCCGCAACCTGCTGATTACAAATCAGCTGCTCTGCCAATTGAGCTACACCAGCATTAGGATGTATCGGCAACGCATTTTTACTGAAAAAAATGGCGATCCGAAGGGGGCTCGAACCCCTGACCTCCAGCGTGACAGGCTGGCATTCTAACCAACTGAACTACCGGACCGCGGTGTATGCCTTGGTGGGCCTTCAGGGACTCGAACCCCGGACCAATCGGTTATGAGCCGACCGCTCTAACCAACTGAGCTAAAGGCCCTCTCAAAAAGAGTGGTGACCCCTAGGAGACTCGAACTCCTGTTACCGCCGTGAAAGGGCGGTGTCTTAGACCGCTTGACCAAGGGGCCACAAAAAACTGGTCGGGGTGAAGGGATTTGAACCCTTGGCCCCATGCTCCCAAAGCACGTACGCTACCGAACTGCGCCACACCCCGTTGAGCTCACTTTTTGCAACGGTGTGTATTATACAGCTATGCGCCTCGTTTGTCAACACTTTTTTTCAATTTTTTTGATATATTTTTTAGTATTCAGTTTTGGTTTCTTATTTTTAGTTATTTTATTTAGCATTTCGATTGTCGTTTTTATGCATAATTTGTTAAAAAACAGGGCTGTTCAATGCCGAAATGCATCAAACAACCCGTTATCAGTGTTAAATATATTCAATATAATCCGCTTATTCGATGAAATCAAACTCCCATTCACCCATGCGCACAATACTTTCGTTGCCCGCTCCGGCCTCGCGGAGAGCATCAATTATGCCTTCAGCCTTCAACATACGCTGGAAACGCCGCATAGATTCCTCGTCATCGGCATCCGTCGTGTCCAAAATATATTCAACAGTTCCACCCGTTACGGTGTAGACCTCACCTTCCCTGCTGATTGCAAAGCCGCGTTCGTACTGCGGGGTTTCAATTATATCATCCTCAGCAAACTCTCTTGTTGCAGGCAGCTCCTTAAGCATTTCAACAATTGCATCAAGCAAAGGCTCAAACCCCTTGCCGGTTGCAGCCGAAACGGGGAAAATACGCGGCAGCTCGTCCTGTCCGCCGTTACCCTGCGCTTTATCCTCCTCAATATGCATTGCAAGCTCTTCCCGGAAAATCTCAAGATTGTCCTCCGAACCGGTTATATCCATTTTATTTGCAACAATAAGCTCCGGCAGTTCCGCAAGCTTGTCGCTGTAGCGCATCAGCTCACTGCGAATCTGGCAATAATCCTCAAACGGATCACGCCCTTCCGAACCGGAAATATCGAGCACATGCACGAGCATCCGTGTGCGCTCTATGTGACGCAGAAAATCATGCCCCAGTCCTGCGCCGTCCGCTGCGCCTTCGATAAGGCCGGGAATATCAGCAACAACAAATGATGTGTCATAACGCTTTACAACGCCGAGATTCGGTGTCAGCGTCGTGAAGTGATAATTCGCAATTTTCGGCTTTGCGCTTGTGACAACAGAAAGAATGGTGGATTTGCCGACATTCGGAAGGCCGATAAGACCTACATCCGCAATCGTCATCAACTCCAACTCAACCTCATATTCCTTTGTCTTTTGTCCGCCTTGGGCAAAACGCGGAGCCTGCTTTGTCGGCGTTGCAAATTTGGCATTTCCCCTGCCTCCCCTGCCGCCGCGCAGAACAGTACGTTCCCTGCCCGGGCTGTTCATATCCGCAATAATCTTGCCTGACTCGACATCGCGCACACGCGTTCCGACAGGAACCTTAATTACAAGGTTCTCACCGCTTTTGCCGTACTGCATGTTCCCTCTGCCGTTTTCGCCGTTCTGTGCACGGAAGAATCGTGCAAACTTGAAATCAAGCAGTGTGTTCATGTTTTCATCGGCAAGGAAAACAACATTGCCCCCCCTGCCGCCGTCTCCGCCGTCCGGTCCGCCGTGACTGACGTATTTCTCTCTGTGGAAGCTTGCGCATCCGTCGCCGCCGTTGCCTGCTTTTATAATTATCCTCGCCTTATCAACAAATTGCATTTTATCTGTTCTCCTTGTGGTATTTACATAATTCCTTCAGTGTACATATATCGCATTTCGGTTTTTGCGCAGAGCAAACGCGTCTGCCGTGAAATATCAGCCAATGGTGTGCAATTGACCATTTCTCCTCAGGTATGCATTGCATGAGCTGTTTTTCGGTCGCTTCAACGTTTGCCGCACAGGCAAGTCCCAAACGGTTGCTGACGCGAAACACATGCGTGTCAACAGCAATCGCCGGAACATTAAACGCATTTGAAAGCACGACACTTGCTGTTTTTCGTCCCACACCCGCAAGCGACTGCAAAGCCTCCCTGTCATTCGGCACAACACCGTGATACTTTTCGGTCAAATCGCGGCTGACCGACAGTATGTGTTTTGCTTTTGTGTTAAAAAACCCGCAAGGCTTAATGTATTTTTTCAGTGTTTCTTCATCGGCTGCCGCCATGGACTCCGCATCGGGATAAGCCTTAAAAAGCTGAGCAGTACACTTATTTACCTGCTTGTCCGTACATTGCGCGGAAAGAATGGTTGCAATCAACAACTCAAACGGGTTGCTGAAATTCAATTCGGGCTTTGCATCCGGATGTGCTGCGGCAAGCCCTTCAAGAATTGCCTGCACCTGCTGCGGACTGCACCGAACTGCACATTCGTTTTCATTTCTTTTTTCTTGTTTCATGTTTACACCATTGCACCGATTTTGTTTTGCCGAAAAACTCCCGTAAAAGAGCTTACCGGTTTCGGCCGCACCGACACACGCATAATTTAGCACATTCGGGCGCATTTGTCTATCGCCCGCCCATCATATTCATTATCCGGGAAATATCGCCTTTTCCGCTCTTCATAATATTCTGCATTCCCATAAGCATTTGAATAAGCTGCATCTGTTGTCCTCCTGCTGCGCCGAACGGATTCATGCCGCCGAACGGATTCATGCCGTTCATTGCCGCACCCGAATTCATGCTTCCCATGTTTCCGTTCACCGCACCGCCTGCGCTGCCGAAGCTGCCGAACGGGTTCATAAATCCGTTCATGCCGCCGGCATTCACATTCCCCGATGCACTTTCCCCGCGGTTCATCCTTGAAGCTTGCCTTGATGTCTGTTCGTTTCGAAGCAAAACAATCGAATCATAGTCCAATCCGAACCCTGTACATACGCCTTTCAGCTCATTCGGCGCAACAAAGGGAACCATTGCGGCAAGGAAGGCTCGAAGCTGCTCAATGCCCTGCTCCTCCCGAATTCGTCTTGCGATTCGCAGGAACGGCGAAGCTTCACCTCCCTGCGGACGTTTTGCTGCGTTCCCGTTCGGAACGAATTGTCTCTGTCTTGTCGGCACACGCTGCATGAATAAAACCTCGCTTCCCGGTGTTTTCTGCAATTAATCGGAATTAAACCGCCGAACACATCCTTCGGAATACATTCTATTCACAAACCTGTGTGCATGTGCATATTATTTATTGAGAGCAAGCGGTGCGGTGCATTTCAGTGCGTATTAAGTATGCTGATGCGCTTCATGCCGTCTTTCTCAACATCACAGTTGCAACGGAGGTTTCGCAATGGTAAAAAGTCTGAAAAAATCAGCCAAAAGAGCAGCCGACGACAGGCAGCAAGATCCGTCCGCTGCCAACATTGACCCGCGCACTGAAGCGGATATCGGCAGACTGGTGGACAAATATAAGAACCGCAGCGAAAGTTCGCTTATGGATGAGCTGCTCCGCGTAACAGAACAGCAGAAGCAGGACGGAACTCTCGATTCGGCAGGGATACAGGCTGCCGCAAACAGCATTTTGCCGATGCTGAACGCCGAGCAGGCAAAGAAGCTGAACGCTATCCTCAGCAAAATCACATAAAAACGCTTTATTAGTTCCGAACACCCGAATTCGCCGAATAATTCGGTTTTACGCAGGAAAAAGCTTCAGCTAAATCCTATCGCAAAACTCAAATCGGATTTTTCTCGGCATTGTTTTTCGCGGAGCTGTCTGTTTTTTTCAGTTCCGCAACCGTATTATCCATAAGAACCATAACCATGGGCTGCCCCCTGCCCGCACGCGGTTCAATTCGAACTTCCTCCGTGTTGAACACGGTTTGCGTTCCGTCTTTTTGAACTGCTGCAAGGTCAAGCGGATCGGTAACATGCATTACGGCCGCAATACGCGTTCCGTTTGAGCCGTTTTTCTTAAAGCCGAAGCATTGCAGTCCCTTGCCGTTCCTGCCCTGAATTTCGTGATCGAATATGAAACTGCGCTTCATGTAACCTCGGTCGGTAGCAACAAGCAGCTCACCTTCTTCCGGAACATGCCCTGCAAAGATAACACCGTCTCCGTCATCAAGCTTTATGCATTTCACACCTGCACTTGCGCGGCCTGTGACGGGAACCGTGTCGGAAGCAAAACGAATGCTCATCCCTCCCTCCGTCACAAGCAGGATGCTGCTGTCGGCCGTTGTTTCGCGCATGTATTCGACACGCACCAACCCGTCGCCCTCCTTCAGGTTGACGGCGGCAATGCGTTTCATCTTTGTTATGTATTCAGAAGCCTCGGTACATTTGACCAGTCCGCCGCGGGTATAGAAGAACACCTTGCCGACAGAAAAATCCTCATCGCATATCGCGAGAAGCTTTTCGTCCTGCTCAAGTTCGAAAACTGCGGAAAGGTTTGTCGGCTTTGCCTGCGGCTTGGTTTCGGGAATATCTTCAACGCGCAGCGTTAAGCATGCACCATGCGACGTGAACAGGCGCAAAACGCCGTCCGTTGAAGTATCAAAAGTTCGTATCGGCTGCTCCTTTGCGATAAAATCCGCCGCTGCAAGTTTCGGAGGCAGCCTGCGCAGTTTGTTATCGGGAAGGAACATCACAAAAGCGGGTTCCGCAGCCGCTTTTTCTTCGGTTTCGTCGTCATTCGGCTGAACTGCATCTATAAGCTTAGTGCGTCTCGGGGAAGCCAGCAGCTCCCGAACTTCCGTCAGTTCGTCAATGATGAGTTTATCCAACTTTGATTTTGACTCAAGTATACCCTTCAGCCGCTTTATTTCCTTGCTGAGCCTGTCGAATTCGCGTTCAATCTCAAGCTGCTCAAGGTTGGTGAGCCTTTGCAGGCGCAAATCGAGTATCGCATCCGCTTGGACCGCCGTTAAATCAAACCGCTCCATCAAGCCCTGCTTGGCAGCTTTCGGAGATTTCGACGCACGAATCAGCGCAATTACTTCATCAATATTCAAAAGCGCAATGATAAGCCCCTGCAAGACATGGGCGCGGCGTTCGGCGGCGTCAAGTTCGTATCTGCTGCGGCGTGTTACAACGTTCTCACGGTGTTTAATGTAATAATCCAACACATCCGAAAGCCCGAGAAGTTTGGGCTTTCCGTCCGCAATGGCAACCATAATAACGCTTACGGTTTTTTGCAGATCGGAGTATTTAAACAGAGCATTCAACACTTTCCGCGGATCGAAATCCTTTTTGACTTCTATAACGGCGCGAACGCCTGTTCTGTCGGACTCGTCCCTTATATCGCTGATGCCGGCAAATACCGATTTGCTTTTTTGCTGAACGAGCGCAAGCACCTTCTCAAGCGCGGCGGCCTTATTGACCTGATACGGAAACTCTGTTATTACTATATTGGTTTTTCCGTTTTTGAGCGGTTCAAAATGTGTTTTTGCGCGATTGATGAGCTTTCCCCTGCCCGTTTCATATGCCGTGCGAATTTCCGCTGTGTTCAAAAGATATCCTCCGACGGGAAAATCCGGACAGGGCAATATCTTCATAAGGTCATCAAGGCTGATTTCGGGGTTTTTAATTTTCGCGATCACGGCATCTATCGCTTCCGTCGGGTTGTGCGGCGGAACGGAAGTCGTCAATCCGACCGCAATGCCGTTTGAGCCGTTAACAAGCAGGTTCGGGAAACAACCGGGGAGCAAATCCGGTTCTTTGAGTGTGTCGTCAAAGTTCAGGCTGAATTTGACCGTGTCCTTTTCAAGGTCACGAAGCATCCGCATCGCAGCTTCCGTCATTCTCGCCTCGGTGTAACGCATTGCAGCAGCGGGATCGCCGTCCATGCTGCCGAAATTTCCGTGCCCGTCAACAAGAGGTATGCGCATGTTAAAATCCTGCGCCATGCGAACCATCGCGTCGTAAACGGAACTGTCGCCGTGCGGATGATATTTGCCGAGGCAGTCGCCGACGATACGCGCCGATTTTCTGTGCGGCTTATCGGGGGAAAGCCCCAGTTCCATCATTGTGTAAAGAATTCTGCGCTGAACGGGTTTCAATCCGTCCTCAACCCGCGGCAGAGCACGTTCAAGAATTACATGTTCCGCATAAGGCATCATTGAAGAATGCATCACATCGTCCATGCTTTGGACAATTATCGGATTTTTCGGGGTTATATTTTCGTTTTGGTCTTTTTTTGCCAT